AAGGTCACCAGACGAGGAAGTAATATTATCCAAATCAACAGTCAGACCAGTGACAGTAGGAGAGGTAAGAGTCTTGTTGGTAAGAGTTTGAGTAGCAGTAAGGGTGACAATAGTATCAGTCACATCGGGGAAGGTAAAGGTTTGGGTACCCGAAAGAGACGAGGCTTGGAACTTAATCTTCTTCGAAGCAGAGGCGTCAGAGATCGTAAAGTTGGTGTCTTCGATGTTCACAGTAGCAGAGTTAAAATTTACTGCAACAGTGACATCAAGTGTGTCAATATAGGCAGTACCATCAAGATACAGATCTTTAAACTGCGAGGCGGATTTACCCAAGTCATACGTATTGTTTGTCTTAGGATAAATTGCCGCACCATCGTACAGATACTCTTGAGCAGGCCCCGTCTTGGTAATAGGAGCGCCTTCAGCAGAAGTACCGTCATGGCTGTGACCCGTCGAAGAGTCAAAAGCAGCTACAATAGCATCAAACTCACCATCTAAATCGGAAGAATTAATCTTGTTTCCGAGGGCGATATTGTTGCTGGTATCATTTCGGGTATAACCAGTCCCCATTATATTCTCCTATTACTGTCTGTCTTCCAAAGCGTATTGAACTAGAATAGTGTCCAGCTTAAAAGGATTACCGCCCTCAAGAAATTCGAATTTAAAGCTACAATTAAACCCAGAGCCTACTAGGTTCTTTTTTGCTAGAGCCTGAGGCAGAGTCGCATAGGTGGCTGTATCATAGACACCAGTACCGTATTCAGTACCACCACCAGTAAACGAAAGATCAATCGTCTTGGGTTGAACTTGATCTGGGTCGCCAAAGTCAAATTGAAGGTTCATCTTACCACTAAAGTCCCCAGTTGGTGTGATATAAAGATCTGCTTTATAGAGGGTCTTTCTCTTCAGAGGTTCAGAAAAGAAGATAAAAGGTGTCCAAAAGTAAGCTTTAATAGCAGTTCCATCGAAGTCTGTAGCACCGTTCTCTAGTCTGTACACGTAACCATCTTCATTAGCAAACACAATGTATTCAGAGTTAAGATAGTACTGGTGCGCTACAGTCTTCATCTTCACCCCTTCAACTTTACTCCATGCAAAACTTAGAGGGTTTTGTGACTCGAACTGAGTACCAATGAAACCAATGGTGTTCTCTCTATCCAGACTTCCGGTATAGCCGTAGATACGATATTGAGATTTACTAGGAATAACTACAGAAGAGAAGGTGGAGTAACCGTCACTAAAGGTTTGGAACTCTTCCTCGATATTTCTAGAGGAGACCACGTTAGAGAAGTCTCCAATACGGTCGGTAGCACCAAGAAGTCTAATACCATCAGGTCCCATGAAAGCTACGTCACCGGCAACCTCTTGAATAGTGTCTTCTTTTACACAACCAATATCGTCAGCTACAGAGACCAGCCTAAAGTCTGAAACAGAGTCCCCAGAGAGTTGCTTGATCTCACTTTCTGTAAAAATAAACAACTGCTCACGGAAGACAACCATACCAGTAACATCGTTAGGCATTCTAAAGTTACCAGCACCATCTGCTACAGTAAAATCAGTCTCATCAAAAGGTACGCTAAAGGTCACCAAGTCCCCGGAAGCGTAGAACACATGGTCCTTGAACTCGATCACATGAGAGGTACTGTTAATATCCGCAGAACTGTTGATGACTGTGAAGTTAGTGCCGTCCCAAGAGAAGGGATAGTTGCTTCCATCGACACCAATAATCTTACGAGTACCATTAAGGTTGATACGGGCAAAGCGGTACTTGTTAGAGTGAGTACGGCCAGAGGCTTGAGAAGTCCAACCAGAACCGGTAGAAGTGTAGACACCGCCATCAGCTACACAGGCGATCACCTGACCATCAAGAAGGCCCACACCCTGAATGTCAGCAGCCGAACCAGTAACCTGTGCGGAATCCCACTTAGTGTACCCCTCGATACGGACATAGCCACCTTCGATGGACGGCTCAAAGTTAATCAAAATCCTAGCACTTCCCGGCATATTCAGACCTTGCTGAACTTCAGGGAGGTTGCTAATTAGACCACCAGTAATTTCTATGGGGTATGTTTCCCAACGAGTAGGCATTAATTAACCTCAAGGTAACCGGAGTAGGTCTTACCGCCAAGGAGTCTGGTATCTCTCATGTACTCGTAGCGGTTGATGTAGATGCTCTTCATGTTATTGATACCTTCAATGTACTTCTGGTACATCAAGTTGGCATTTTCGTAATCCGAGCGGAACTGGTAAGCATAAAACATAGCACCATCAATAATGATATGTTTAAATGCTTCGGGCATGTTAGGAACATCAGAGTAAAGTTCAAGATCTACAGGAAGAGTATAATAATCATACACTAGGGTATAATTCTCATCCGGGGAGGGATGTATCAGGAACTCTTGACCCGGGGCTTGGGCCACATGTCTAGGAATACCACGAATCCCTGTAGAGGTATTATACTCATCGTCAATATACCTGTCAAGGTATTCTTCGTACATAACCTTGCGAAGTCTTACAGTAGTATTACCGAATGTGTCATCTCTTTTGATTCTAAAACTATGAAAATCTACTTTCTTAGCATTAGCAGGATAACTGTAACGTACTTCTCCAGCCGTAAGAACCTCTTCCTCTTCAATAAAGTTAAACGGCCAGTCAAATTGATCTTGGTTAATAAAGCGAATAGAAGAGTTAACAGAATCTTTAGCGACAGAAAAGAAACCATCAGCAGTTGAAAAGTTAGAAGATGTAAGAGGGGCGTCGTTAGTTCTTTCGAGAACATCATTAACTAGCCCAAGGTAATTGTAAGACATTTATCGCTCCTTAACTGGCAACAGTATCTTTCTCTCTGATACCAGATTGTCTGTACCGAAAGTAATAGCACAGTGAATCTTGTAAGTTGTGTTGGCTGTCCCGTTAGAAAGGATAACGGAGGCTACTGTAGTAGTGTTAGTCTGTCCAGCAATCGTCAAGCCATTGACAGTATTACCTGCACCAGCAGCAGTTTTGGTTCCATTGGAGTCTTCAATGTACCACTGCACTGAGTTAATAGTATCTGTTCCAAGGAAACGAGACCAGTCTACACTGTAGTCCAGTTGTTCGTCTGGGTCCTTGAAGGGCCATTTATAGCTCATGCCGCATTCCTTCTGAGTGTATTGTATTCGACTAGGATTGTTCTGGTCTCCGCTGGTATAAGTATTGTATTGTTCTTGTAAGACTCTGCTATACGTACGGTCCTGTTCTCTGCCGGGATGAGAGCCATAGCATCGGTATTGGGGTTATCAATCCCACCAAATGCACCAACAAAACCATTACCAGTTACTGTAGGTATACCCCCCGTATGCGTACCTTTAACAATACGATAGGCGGTACCATCGCCAGTTACAGAGGGAACAACACCCGCACCAGTAGCATCTTTAGAAACAGAACCAGATGCGGAAGTAGTAGTAGTAGGCCCACTAATCTGATTGGCTGCGGTACCGGTTACAACTCTTTCGGCAGTAGCACTGGAAGTAGCAGCAGCAGTATTAGCAGCGTGAGTGCCACCGACCTTAATAGCACCCCCGGCAGAGGAGACAACGACAGCGGTAGTTCCAACCCCAGTACCGGTTACACCCTTGTTAGCAGTACCGCTAGTGGTTACAGCAGCAGTAGTACCAGCACCGGTAGCAGTCTTCTCAATCTCACCGGTAGCGTCTGCAGTAACGGCCCCGACATCAGCACTGTGCGAACCAGTAATAGTGAGGGTAGCGGTACCATCACCAGTGACAGGAGTGATGCTTGCGGCATGAGTACCGGATCTGACTAGAACACCAGTACCGTCGGTCGTAATCGCTGCAACATCTGCGGAATGAGTACCATCCCGTGCCATAGTGCCACTACCATCAGTAGTGACAGGGGTGATGTTGGCAGAGTGCGTACCCGTTTCTTCACCGCCGAGAGTGACAACACCAGAGCCAGTAACAGAAGCAATGGTCCCCACACCGGAAGAGGTGATAGTACGTTCACCAGTAGCACTTGTCGTAACAGCCGTAATGCTAGGCGTATGGGTACCAGTAATCTCTCTTTCAGC